CCACCCCTCCCCCTACCAAAACTAACGCACCACATAATAGGAACACTTTCAGAGGCCCCTCAGGCGAAAACCTTTTGACAATCAAACAAAACCCCACCCCACTACAAGAATGACAAAGCTCCCAGACCCAATAAAAACCCCAGCCGCCCTAACCCCAGCCGCGTCAACAAAGAAACCCGCAAGCACCTACGACAACACTTTCGCAAGACTAAACAAGGATAACTTAATAGAGATAGTCTCAGAAAGAACGGGCCAAGTCTTACAGATTCAATCCTCGCTAACTGACTCTTATGATTTACAAAAAGACAAATTCACAGAATATAAAAACAAAGACGGAGCCACGTACTATATAGATAAAACCTTAGACCACACAAAACACTTACCTTCGCCCACCGTTCCTTTCTCGGAAGAACTTGCTGACATAATTTGCCAAAAAATAGCCGAAGGCGAAACGATCACTCAAATTTCAAAAAATTACGTCGACTTAGACTTGCCTTCATTTAACACCATAGCGAGATGGAGGAGGAGTTACCCTGATTTCGACAAGGCAATCAACTTAGCTTTCCAGGACCGCGCCCACGTCTACCACGACAAGTTAATAGACACGGCGGACCCAAAAAACGACGATGGCAGCTCTAAGCACTTATCTAAGGACGAGATCCCGGCAGCACGTCTAAAGATGGACGCTTACAAGTGGGCCGCAGAGAAAGGAAACCAATCGGCTTTTGGTAACCAGACAAAGATCGTAGGGGACGCTTCGGCACCACTACAGTTAATTATTGACACGGGCGTTCCTCTCCCGGACAGTGAAACGCAAACAACTCAATACCCAAAAGACATAACGCCGGAGCACACGAACGACGATCACACGTTATTAATAGCTGACGAAGACATAAAACAAATAGACACCAAAGAGACAACAGATGGCATCAACTCAGAAACAGATCTTCAAGACATTGGTCCCGCAGCCGACCCTAACTCTAGCGAACACTCCGGAGAGGCTCTACCCTACCGGACCGATAGTTACATTTCCGCCGATCAAAGCTAGGTCGATAACAATCCAACTTGAGCCTTCTTCCGATAAGATGTACATCGCTACGGACGAAAACCTAGCCACCTCTACAAATAGATATACTTTATTTAGTCCAGTAGATCAGTTTATGATCGCTGCCGATAACTTTGGCGCTCTTGACGGTTACATACTTCTCTCTGACATTTGGTTTAACGGAATCACCACCGGCGATAAACTTATTGTATTTTACACTGAATACCAGGAGCCATTTGAATGATTAAGGGAATGTTAGCGTCCCTTGGGACGGTCATAAAAAAGAATATAACTTCTGGTGACCACGAAGTACAGATCGCAGGTGTTGTCACGGGATCTTTCACACCTTCCGGCTTAACCATCGGTGGCGTATTTACAGAGGTTACACTAAGCGCGGCCACTTGGACACCTCTCCCTGCCGTCCCACAGGCAGGCAGGAACACAATAAACATTTACAACTACACGGGTTGGCAGATAAAACTAAATTATATCTCAACCACCCTCCCTGCGGGCTACTCCGGTTCTACGGTTGTAAACACGGGCTCGGCCTTTTACGGCATTTCAGACTCTATCATTATTTACGCAAAGCTTGAGCCAGGTGCAACGGGCGCTCTTCCCTTAGATGTTGAGGAGCTAGCGTAGTGGCGGGTGTAACTTCGGCAAACACCCCGGCTCCCTGGACGAGACTGTCAACGAAGTCGATAACGTCCTCGACCACAGTCGAGGTAGATACGATCCCTCGCACAACCTTCCACTCCGCCATCTACAGAATAGAAACCCACGACGCCTCATTGACTAAGACAAAATCATTTACCCTCTCAGTAACTAGGACGGGCCTCACGACGGCCACGCTTACTGACTCGGTCTCAGAGAAAGTGGGCAAAATGAACTTAACGGTCCTGCCCAGTATCTTAGGTAGTGACTTTCGTGTATCCATCACGAACAATGAGGTCTTCACTATCACAGTGAACACGACAAGATTACTTCAGGGAGGAAACTAAAATGTCACGAGTACCATTTAAAGCGGAATTAGGATTTGAGATAACCCAACTTAACGCGGACTCAGGTCCTCGTTTAATTTCGGGATCAGGAGTGCCTGGCGGGGACGCTGGCATAGAAGACGGCTCGGCCATTGGATCGTCTTACTTACAAGATAACGGCGATTTCTACATGAAGTTTGCAAACGCTGGCGCTGCTGCTGACTGGTCTAGAATGGCGAGAACGTCAGAGGTTAACGCCCAGACGTTTAAATCACTTCGTGCAGCCACTGGCGATGCGATCACGGCGGGAGCTAGGGACCTAGTGTCCAGTCCTTTCTCGGACGATGAAGGCACCACTATGGTAGCTGCTGACTTTACCGTGGGCGACCTTGTATTGGGCGGTGTGGGCGGTACTGAGGCTCTCTGGGAGGTCACGGTTATATCGGCTCCTAGTGTTACTTTTGCGGCAGCAAGCCCTGCTTTGGCTGCTGACGACAACTTTATTTGTGCGAACTACTTACCTGACTCTGACGGTTCTCAGGAGAACCAAGCTATTGTTCACTTTAACGGCACTGACGCTATTAAGATGGGCGATATTGACTGGGACTTTGCTACAGGCATTAACCTTTCTTCTGGCTACGCTGCCGCTAACGGCACGGTCTCTACTGCTGACACTGTAGAGAGCGCTATACAGAAGCTTGACGGTAACCAGTTAGATCTTACGACTCTTTCGGGAGAGTCTCAGGGTTCGACTGACCACGGGACGTTTACGGGCACAACTATTTCAGACTCGCAGACGACTCACGCGGCATTACAGGATCTTGAAACTTTTGTCGAAGCTTTGTCTGTGGCCACTAGTGGTCAGACTACGGGCATTACAACGGCGACGGTTTTAGATTCTGTCCTTGTTGACAGCATAAAAATGTCGGAGTGGGAGGTCCATGTATTTGACGAGGCTACTCCAGCGAATGTTAGGTTTGTAAAGGTCACGGGCATGCACGACGGCACGGCTTCTGCTGACGCTTCAAGCGCTGACGACAGTGTTCACACGAAGCTTAAGCTTGGTGGCGGTTCGCCTCCTACTTTTTCGGTCATTCTAAATGGTGCGGGCGGTTCTCAGACCATGCAGTTATCTGTGACGGCGTCACTTTCGTCGACTTTTTCTTGGAGGCGTACAGACATTTAATGGCAATAGAGCGGGACAGATCTTACGAGGTCTCCAGTAACGGTATAACTTTAGGTGATAGCGGTATCCATATTTCTAGTGGTACCGCTGAGCCTACGCATACAGGCGTTGACAACGACCTCTACTATGAGTCTAACTTAAATATTTGGCGCTATCAGAGTGGGGCGTGGCACTTGTTTACGCAGGGCTTAGGCGACGTGATGCTCACGGATAACTTATGTTTTATTTATTCTAACTCTTTAGAGCAGGTGATTTAATGGCTAACGTTTTTCATAAAAGCATGGTTGTCTCAGACGGCATACATAGTCCTATATCTTTCGAGTACGCCGACGCGACGGCTCGTCTTGCGGCCTCTCTCTTGCCGGCTGATATTGGCAAGTTTGCTCACCAGCTCGACGACGACACATTTTATGTTTTAAAAGACGACTCCCCCTTGACGTGGAATTCGCTTGCGGGATCAACGCCTCTATCAACTAAGGGTGATATATTTACTTATTCAACTACTGAGACGGCTCTTGGTGTTGGCTCTAACGGTCAGCACATTGTGGCTGCCTCGGGAGAGGTCACGGGGCTTAAGTGGGAGACTCCTGCATCTGGATCTCCGCTAACTACTAAGGGCGATATATTCGGGTTTACGACTGTAGATGCTAGACTTCCTATTGGAACAGATGACCAGGTGCTCACGGCCGACTCTGCGGAATCTATTGGTTTTAAGTGGGTGAATCCTGACACTCCAGAGATTAACTTAAGTTTTGGTAGTGAGGATACAAAGCTCACGACTTATGAAGTGCTTGCCGCAGTTAGGGGTCTAGGAACAGCGACCAGAACACTTACTGCTGTAAAAATGATCGCACATAAGGAGTCTGACCTTGCTGATTTTTCGCTAAGGCTTTTTGATTTAACTAACGCTTTGGCTATTGCTGAGGTTACGGGGCAGAGTAATACTACTTCGGTTCTTATTGATCTTGGTACGGTAAGTAATCAAGATTCAGCGGAGGCAATTTACGAGGTACAAGCTAAGTGGGATTCTTCGACGGATAGTGGAAAAGAAAAAGTGATGGTTGATTTTTTAAACATGGTTTTTTAAGTGGATAAAATAAGGAAAGGATTGATTCATTTTATGGAGACGGGAGATGATTCTGTTCTTGATAAAGTAGATATGAGGCCTTTGGCTTTGTCTCTTAAAACTTTAGTTATGCTTAAAGGTATTAAGAAAAGAGATGTAGATAGATATAAAAGTGTTTGGCTTAGTACTTATGAAAATATAATAACTGTTGGCTTAAACATAAGAAAAATAAGGCCTGGCAAAGATAGAGCCATGACTGTGCATAATATAATAGATTCTGAGTTACAGTTAAGTAAGTTCCATGATGTAAACGAGTGGGAGAAAGTTAAGTGTAAGAAAGGTTGTTCTGGTTGTTGCAAGCAAAAGATATTAGTAACTGACGAGGAGGCTGAGCTTTTAAGGGGCAGGACTATTATAAATAAGCCTGACTTAAAAAATCACAATGCCCGTTGCATGTTTTTAGCTCATGATGGTGAGTGCTCTGTTTATAATGATAGGCCTTCAGTTTGTAGGCTTTTAGTTTCTAAGTCTGACCCTAAGCTTTGTGAGACTGGTGCTAATAGAGAACTTATTTATACTAATAAGGCTGAGGTAGTTTCAGCAGCATATTTTAACGCAGTAAAAAAACAAAGTACTTTACCTGAAGCAATGGAGAGAATAAATGGCAACAACATATAAGACTAGAAAAAAATGTCATGAGGAGGACACAAACTCTGTCTCTGGTGATTTTGGTCATAATAAGGGCTGGCATTATATTTATGAAGATCAGACGGTTTTAGATCCGGACGTGGACTGTCCTGATCATGCTTTAGCTACTACAAGTATGTTTGTTATATTAGAGGAGGAGGTTACATGAGTGTCACTTTTAATATTTCAGCTATAGTTATAAACAACAAAGTGCTTATCTCTGAGATAAATGACATAGGTTTCATCGATATAAGGCTGAGCCGCTCTCGTCTTATAGTGATAGATGCAGCGGCTCCTGATGCCTCAGCTATTCAATCTGTCATAGACACTCATGATCCGTCGACTCAGTCAGCTTCGGATATAGCCATACAAAGTCTATTGGATTTAGATTTATCAGAAAACCTAACGACTCCAGAGGTTCAATCTACAGTGAAGGATATAGTAAGAGCTTTGCGCCATTCGGGGGCGCTTAGCTAGTGTTATCAGTGGACAGGGTCTCTACAGGGTACATACCAAGAAAGCATCAAGCCTATCTTCATAAAAAACTAAAAAGGTTTAACGTACTTGTCTGTCACAGACGTTTCGGAAAAACTGTGTTTTCGGTAAATGAAACAATATCTAAGGGCTTACGTAATCCCAGGCGCAATCCTCAGTATGCTTATATAGCTCCTACGTTTACCCAAGCAAAGCGTGTTGCGTGGGATATGTTTAAGGATTTCACAAGGTCTATACCGGGGGTTCAAACGAATGAGCAAGAGCTTAGAGTGGATATACCACGTCCAGACAGAGGTGATAGAATTAGATTTATGTTACTTGGAGCGGAGAACCCAGGTTCAGTTCGTGGAATATACCTTGACGGCGTTATCCAGGACGAATATGCGGAGTGCGACCCTACCATATGGTCCCAGGTTATTCGCCCTGCGCTTTCGGATCGTCTTGGTTGGGCTATTTTTATCGGCACTCCGAAGGGTCAAAACCATTTTTACGATGTACATCAGGTGGCACTTCAAAACCAGGGACATGATTGGTTCCAGGTCCTTCTTAAGGCGTCGGAGACGAATATAATTTTGCCTTCTGAGCTTGCTGCGGCTAAGCGTGAGATGACAGAGGAAGAATTCGAGCAAGAGTTTGAGTGTTCTTTCTCGGCGGCTCTTGTGGGGGCTTACTATGGCAAACTGATAGATCAGGCTGAGGACGAGGGACGTATTTGTGATTTAGCTCATGACAGGGCCTTGCAGGTGGATACGTTTTGGGATTTAGGGATAAACGACACGACGGCCATTTGGTTCTTGCAGCAGCTCCGTACTCAGTACAGGCTTATAGACTACATCGAAAACTCTGGAGAGGGGATCGAATACTATGTCAAGGAGCTTCAGAAAAAGCGAGGGTATGTATATCGTGACCACCTTTTCCCGCACGACGCGGGCGCGAGGGATCTCTCAACGGGTGTTACGCGTATACAGAGTTTCCAAAAGCTTGGCCTCAGAGGTCGTGTGCTTCCACGGCAAGCCGTGGCCGACGGAATACACGCTTCTAGGCTGCTCTTGCCGAAATGCCATTTTGACCGACAGCGATGTGACCGAGGCATACGAGCATTGAGGAACTACCAGAAGAAGTGGGACGCTAAGAATAAGATCTGGACTAACAAGCCACTTCACGACTGGTCCAGTAACGGAGCCGACGCATTTAGGACTATGGCAATGGGGTCTACTGATGATACAGTTAGGTCTGATTTTACGAACGCCCACAAGCAGACTCAGGCGTCTGATTACGGGTATGACATCTTTGGAGGTTAGTTGTGGCTAGTATTGAGGCGGAGCTTGCTAGTGGTACGGGTCTTTTTGGGTCTGGCCATGGGCGCAATGTATTTGACCGTATTCAGCGTGGTAAGCAGGACCAGCGGAACAAGCAGGGGGATGATTTTCTAAACGAGGTCCGTAAGAACACGACGATATCTGACCCGACAAGGAATGAGATAATTTCTCAATTAGGATCAGGCGATTTAAGTATAGATAATTTCACAGCTGCTAAGAATTTGTTTACTCAGGCTAAGGACGGCACGAGCCCTCTTTTTAAGTCTCGTCAGTTAGTTAAGCAGCAGAGGGTATTAACGGCTGAAAGGCCTGGCCGACTCCAAACAATCTTATCGAGGTAACCAATGTTAAGAAGTCCAGAGCAGATCATAAAGCAAGTTGACACCCTAAAGGGCGAGCGAGGCACGTGGGAGAATCACTGGCAGGAGCTTGCGAACTTTATCCTTCCGCGAAAAAACACTATCACTCGCACGCGTGTGGCGGGTGAGAAGACAAATCAATTTTTATTAGACAACACGGCCATGCAATCAAACGTACTCCTTGCGGGTTTTCTTCACGGACTTCTAACTAACCCAAACGACCAGTTTTTTCAGTTAACTACCGGTAACGACGATATTGACGACAGGGACGACGTAAGGCTTTGGCTTCAGGACTCTGCTAAAAAGATGTTACACATTTTAAATAACTCTAATTTTCAGACAGAGATCCACGAACTTTATATTGACCTAGGTTGTTTTGGTACTTCTTGTATGGATATGGAGGAGGACCCTGACACAGTTATTCGGTTTTCCACTCGTCCACTAGAGTCTTGTTTTATAGAAGAGGACAATAAGGGTAGGATCATAGAGCTTCATCGTCGTTTTGAGTGGAATATAAATAAAATTATCCAGCAGTTTGGGGAGGACGTTGTTAGGGAGTCGAGAATACTTGAGCGCGCTTTTGCTAACGGATCTCTTGATAAGTTTAAAATAATTCATTCTGTTTATCCGAAGGACATTGTCCAAGACAAGCCCATTAATTCTTTTATTAGTCAGTATGTTTTAGAGCCTGAGAAGTTAAATTTAAAAGTTTCTGGTTTTAGGGAATTTCCTCATGCTGTTCCGAGATGGACGAAGCACTCGGGGGAAAAGTACGGCAGGTCAGCCGGAATGGTGGCCTTAAGCGAGTGTAAGACTTTAAACTTAATGGTAGAAACCACAATCAAGGGAGCTCAGAAGACTATTGACCCTCCTTTACAGGCTCCTGACGACGGCTATATTGGAACAATAAGAACTCGTCCGGGTTCTATAAACTTCTTCCGTGGCGGCAGTTCTCCTCAGGATAGGATTTCACCAATTTTTAACGACGCAAGAATAGACTTCGGCTTCCAGGCGAATGAAGAGAAACGACAGAGAATAAGGGAAGCATTTTTTACTGACCAGCTAAGACTCCGTGAGGGCGGCCCTCAAATGACGGCAACAGAGGTTGAGGCCCGTATGGAGCAGGCCTTTAGGTTTATGGGACCGGTTATAGGTAGGCAACAGAGCGAGCTTTTGCGTCCTATTATAGACCGAGTGTTTGGCATTATGGAAAGGCGAGGTATGATTGACCCTGCTCCTGATATTCTTAGAGATAGAAAAATTGACGTACAGTACTCGTCTGTTATAGCGAGGGCTCAGAAGCAGGGTACGGCTAAAGCCATCCTTAGGACGATTGAGCAGATAGCTCCTTTTGTTTCTGCTGACCCATCTATTCTTGACAACATAGACGGGGATAAAGCATTAAGAGTGCTTGCAAGAGTCAACGACTTCCCGCAAGCTATCTTAAGAAATCAGCGTGAGGTTATAAAGCTACGTAAGGACCGTGCGGACCAGGAGAACCTGGAGCAAGACGAGGCGTTAAAGTCTAATACGGCGGAAAACATTTCGAAAGTGAGCCCTGCTTTGCAGGCGGTGGCAAGTCAGGGGTAAGTAGTTGAGTCAAGAGAATCTAGACGTCATAAAGAAAAATCATGATTTAGTCCAGAAATACAAGAGTGTGTTTGACAGTGTCCTAGGCAGTCCTGTGCTTTGGGACATCCTTAATCAGGCGGGCATGCTTTCTGTGAGTCATACGGTCGGAGACTCTCACACCACGGCATTTAACGAAGGTCGTCGTTCATTGGCTCTTCATATTTTACAAAAATTAGACACAGACGAGCTTCGTTTAAGGGATATCATTAAGAAAGGACAAGAGCATGAACTTGAACAACATAGTATTTTCGGAGATGCGTGATGAAGTGGCATCGGAGGTTACTACAGCAGGCGGGGGCGGTGCCCCAGTCTCTTCAGAAGGAACAATACTTTCCCCTTCGGCTACACCGGCAGAGGTGGCTTCAGCGCCAGGAGGTCCCTCAGTCGTTGCGCCAGCCGCCGCTTCCATTTCAATCCCTGATAACTGGAAAGAATCCCTTTCGGAAGATTTAAGAAACGATCCTAATATGGGTCCTATCACGGATCTTCCGGGCCTTGCTAAGAGTTTTATCCACGCTCAAAAAATGGTGGGTTCGGATAAGTTTTCCATCCCTGACAAGCACGCCACTGACGATGATTGGCGCTCTGTATTTAGCAAGATAGGTTTGCCTGAGAAGATTGCGGACTACGAGTTTAAGGTTCCTGAGAATTCTCAGTTTGAGGACGGGTTTATGACTCAGTTTAAGGAGCAGGCCTTTAGTGCGGGTATTTTACCACGTCAGGTGGAGCCGCTTCTTAAGTGGTATTCTGAAGCAAACAACAAGGCTCTTTCTGATCTTCAGGCTCAGCAGGCTTCGGAAACTCAAACAGAGCTCTCGCAGCTTAAGCAAGAGTGGGGCCAGGCTTACGACCAGAACGTTAATTTGGCAAAGCAAGCGGCTAAGGCCACTGGTATGGAGAATGTTTTTGACTGGCTTAATGAGACTGGTCTAGGCGATAACCCTATGATGATAAAAATGCTTTCGAAGTTTGGTTCTCTTATGAAGGAGGACACGATAGCTGATTCGGGAGCCCAGTCTGTTCATACTCCGGGGGATTATCAGAGTCAGATAACCAAGATCACTGGCGACATGGCTCATCCTTATTATAAGGCTGATCACCCCGGGCATAAGACGGCGGTTGCTGAGGTGTCGAGTCTTTATGAAAACCTCTACCCGAAAAAAGTGGCCCCAACAAATTCCATTTTTTAGTTTGACATAGCCCTCCAAACTCGCTCAAGATGGAAGAAGGGGCAGTCTTTAGCAGATCCTTACAGTTTTTTATTTTGATAAAAGATCGGGTAGACCTATATGGTTCCGGCACATAGGTAGAAAACTCCAAAATTTACATTCGAATCCTCACACGAGGGTAGTTCGGCACAAAAATATTTCTCAACTTTGTAAACCAAACTATTCCTTTGGAGGATTTCATGTCATTTGAAATTACCGAGGCGTTTGTTAAACAATTTAACACAGGCCTCATGCATTTATCTCAGCAGAAGGGTTCTCGTTTTCAGGACAAAGTCCGAAGAGAGAGCCAGACTGGTAAATCTCAATTTTTCGATCGTCTAGGCGCCGTAACGGCAACTAAAAAGGTTTCACGTCACAGTGACACCCCTTTGATCGACACTCCTCATTCAAGACGAAGAGTGACTTTAAACGACTATGAGCACGCAGACCTTGTTGACAGTGCTGATAAAGTTCGTTTACTTATCGACCCTACTTCAGATTATTTGAAGGCTTTTGTAAACGCCTTCGGAAGAGCTAAGGATGACGAGATCATCCTAGCTGCTGACGGAAACGCTTACGCGGGAGAAGAGGGTCAAACGGCTGTTCCTTTCCCTGACTCTCAGCGATTGACTGCTGTTTCTGGTGGTGCTGGCTCTGGCCTAAACGTTCAGGCCCTAAGGCGTACCAAGCGAAACTTTGGCCGACAAGAGGTAGACGAGGACATCACAATGTACTTTGCTACTACTGCTGACGGAGTAGAGAGCATGCTTAACGAGCTTGAGATTACTTCTAGTGATTTCAACACAGTTAAGGCTCTTGTTCAGGGTGACGTTGACTCCTTCATGGGTTTTGAGTTTTTGCGCACGCAGAGACTTCTAACTCAGAGTGGAGCGCTTCTTTTTGATGTTGCTGCTGGAACAGTTGGTGCTGGTGCTGGCGATGCTGACGGTTACACTCGCAATATTGCATGGGCAAAAGACGGTCTTCTTTCTTCAGTTGGTAAGGACATTATGACTAGAGTTAGTGAGCGAGCTGACAAGTCATACTCCACTCAGGCGTATGCAGAGATGTCAGTCGGAGCCACTCGAATGGAAGAAGTAAAAGTTCAAATCGTTCTAAGTGACGAAACATAATAAGGAGACTTAAAGAATGGCTACTTTATATGGCGTAAACGCCACAAAAGCTGATGTTACCGTTCCTTCTGTAAAGCTTAAGGTAAACGAAAACAACGGACGACGACGAGTTATGTACGACGAGATCACCCTAGCGGCTGAGCTCGGCGCGGGTGACATTGTTAAACTGATGAAGATCCCTTCGGGAGCAAAGCTCTACAACGCCAAGATGTTTGTCGACGGCGCGTGTGGCGGTGGAGCGACTGACTTTGATCTAGGTTGGGCGGCTAGCGCTGTTGAGCCTATTTCTCAAGACGGTATCATTAACACTATGACTTTCGTAGCGGCTAAGATTGAAGCTATGACTGACACTGCCGGTAAGGCTGGTTACGCGAAAGAGTTCGGAGCTATCACTCAGATCCAACTTCACGCTGTGACTGCTACTACTACTGGTACTGGTAAGAAGATTTCCGTAGAGATCGAATACTCTTTAGATTAAGGAGCTTAGGTGCCTTTAAGTGTAACGAGTGCAGTTTCAATTTGTAATTCAGCCCTTATTAAGTTAGGGGCTGATCGTATCAACGCTTTGAATGAGGACAACAAGCGTGCGCGTCTTTGTAATGAGCAGTACCCTAAGCTTAGGGACGATCTTTTGCGTAGCCATCCGTGGAATTTTGCAACAACTAGAGTCGCTCTCTCGGAGAGTACTTACGTGCCTTCTTATGAGTATGAGAAATCTTTCCTTATTCCTTCTGATAATCTTCGTGTTTTATCTACTGACCTTAACTTGTCTCCTTCAATTGGAGAGATCCCTTGGGACATCGAAACCAATCCGCTCACTAGTGAGAGAGTTTTAGTGACGAATGCTTCGACGGTAAATATAAAATATATAAAATTAGTGAGTGAAGAAAAGTTTGACAAGCGTTTCGCTGAGACCTTAGCTTTTATGCTTGCGGCAGATCTTGCCTATCCAATCACTCAATCAACAACACTAGCTAAGCTTGCGGAGCGAAGACTAGTGAGTCATCTAAGAGACACTCGAACCTTTAACGGCCAAGAGTCCAATCTTAAACGTGTTGAGGCCGACGACTGGCTCGTAGCGAGGCTATAAATGCCAAGGTTTAGACATATACAAAATAACTTTACTGGTGGGGAAATAAGCGCAGAGGCCCATGGCCGAACTGATATTCCGTCTTATAGTAATTCCTGCGAGGAGATTACAAATTTTTTTGTAAAAACTCCAGGCGGTGCTTATAAGCGCCCTGGAAGTCAGTTTCTTTTGAGTGACAGAATACAGTATCCTATGGTTTTCCCTGGCGCTCCTTTAAACGGCGGCGTGGCTTTTGCTTTGACAGGAAAAGTAAGAATAATACCTTTTATTTTTTCCAGAACTGACGCCTATGTAATTTTTATTCGCATAAACGCCGGATCAGCGGCTTTGTCTATGGCTAATGTAAATGATTTAGACGAGTCAATAGCAATTAGCTTTGCTTCTAACACGAACAGCGCTCCTCATATGACGGGCTACACCACGGACGCTGAGCTAGAGGAGCTTCAATATGCTCAGAGCGGAGACTTAGTTTTTTTCGTTCACAAAAATCATCCTCCATTTTTTATAGCCAGAACAGCTACAGCTACTTTTGAGTTACGTCAATACTATCAGACTCCAAATATTTCTAGTTCTGGTTTTACGTCTATGTTTGATAAGGGCATCCCGTTTAAGTTAGTAAACACACAGTCGTCCATAACTCTTGAGGTTATTGGCGCAGGTACAACGATGAAATCAAATGTGGCTTTTTTTACAGCTTCAATGGTTGGCGCTGCCGTAAAGCACAATACGGCTGGTGGCGACACTCAGGCAACAAGATATCTTTACATAACTGCCTTTACAGACTCAACAACAGTGACCGTAACCGCAGAGGGCGGTGGAGCGGGCACTCGGCCTGCAACAGATAACTGGGAGTTTTCGGCGTTTGGCGGAGAGGAGGGTTACCCTTCTTCTGTGACTATCTTTGAGCAGCGTCTCTATTATGGTAAGGGTGATACCACTTACGGTTCTGAGATAGCTGATCTTTTTGATTTTGATGCTATAGGAAGGATTGACGACCCTGGGTTTGGCACAGTAGTGGCTACCGATCCTTTTTCGTTTACAATGGCGTCTAACGAGATCAACGAGATCCAATGGTTATCTGGCGGAAAGACTTTAATCATAGGCACCTTAGGTCGTGAGTATCTAGCTCAAGGTTCTTCAGGCGCTCTTTCTGCGACGGATATATCTGTAAGTTCTGAGACAGCGTATGGTTCAGCTCTTGTGGCTCCTTCTCGTATTGAAAATGTTTTAGCGTTTGTATCTCGTGACTCTAGAAAAATAAGGGAGTTTGTTTTTAACAGAGACCAGGACTCATTTATAGCTGACGACTTAACTCGTTTAGTAAACCATTTAACTATAAAAACAATTTCATTAAGAGGTACAACAGCCTCTCCCCCTTCTGTCAAAGCTATAGTAAAGCAAGAAACAACTCAGACTATATTATGGGTTTTAGATTCAAACTCAGGTCTTTACGCGATGACTATAGACAGGGGTGTTGGCACAAGGGCTTGGCATTATCATAAACTAGGCGGAAATTTAGATACAAACCTAGTAAAGATCCAAAGTATAGCTTCGCTTCCTTCCTCTGACGGAACGACGGAGGACTTGTGGTTAACTGTTGAGAGAACTATCGATGGGTCAAACGTTACTTATGTAGAAAAAATAACACAAGAATATATTTTAGACGAAGTCTTTAACTCTTCTTTTAATATAGAAGATAAGATGATTTATTGTGATTCAGCGACCTTTAGGCGAAAGCCTTCGGGCGTAACTTTTCACTATGACACATCAGAGGTTTTTAATGCCTCAGTGGCTGAGGGGTCTGTTAACGGCGCGGCCACATTGCTTTCGGCTCCATCTGGCGGCCTCCTTACTATAGTTGACCCGTCTATAAACAAGCTTGTATTTAACGCCTCTTCAAATCTCTTAACGGCAGACAAGGGTTATATAAGAATAGAATTCCAGCCACAATTCACGGGCGCTCCGAGTTCAGACACAACCATCTATCATTCTCACGCGCCGAGCTCGACTGAGCACAACAAATTAAAGCTTGTATTAAAAACGACCAATGTACTTTCGTTTGAGTTTGCTGATAGTTCTGGGATAAACCCTGGCGTTGTTTCGACGGGGCTTCTTGGTGGGGTTATATTTACTGGCGTGAGCATTATCATTGAGTTAGAGTTTGATTTTACAACCGGCCTTCAGAAGATATGGCTTGACGGAGTTAGCTTTACGGCGGCTTCGTCACTCACTAGAACTATGGACAGCACATCAAGCCTTATTTATATAGGCGAGCCGGGCGCTACGAGCGGGGAGCCCTATAAAATAGGCGCACTAACTATCCAGAATGATCTTCCTTATAATGGATCTGGAGTCGCTCATTCCACAGAGTATTACGGCGGAGGCCGTAGGGTAAGGGACCTTGAATATTTAGAGGGCCAGACAGTGACGACTGTTATAAACGGAGCTTTTAGGGGTGAGTATGTAGTAGCTAGTGGCGAGATCACCGTAAATTCTTCGGCAACAGTTCCTGAGGAGGCCGTCATAGGCCTTCCTTATACGGCTCAGATTAAGACTTTGCCTATTGAGGCGGGCTCTTCAATTGGCACAGCTCAGACGGCTATAAAGCGTATAGACAGGTCTTCTTTTAGATTTAACAGAACTATAGGGGCGAAGTTTGGTAGTGATGAAGATGATTTGGAAACTATTATATTCATCCCTGCGGGACTAGGCAACACAGCTCCTCCTCTTTTTACTGGCGATAAGACGTTGGATTTTTCTCAAAGCCCTGACAGAAGGGGTCAGGTGTTTGTTCGTCAAGACTTGCCTTTGCCTATGGAGCTTACTGCGATTATATTAAGGGGCATAACTTATGATTAGCGCCAGGGAGTTTCGCAAGGAAGATGTTGCCAGGCTTAAGACCCGTAAATGGTGTTACGCTCAGGACCCTGACATAAACTACAGGACTCTTGCGGTGTCTGAGGCGCCTAATTCTAGGATAGTTTCTTTGACGAATTACGAAGAGGTTATATCTATTTTGGGTGGTTCAATAGTTTGGCCTGGCGTTATGTATGCTTGGGCTTTAATTTCAGAGGACGTAAAAAAGGTTCCGCTATCTTTTCATAAGGCTGTAAAGTCTGTGATTGAGGTTTATGCTGGAAAGGAAGAGCTTTATCGAATGCAGCTAGATGTGAAGAGTGATTATTCTTCTGGTTGTAAGTGGGTAGAGAGTTTAGGGTTTAAAAAGGAGGGGTTAATGCGAAAGTATGGCCCTGACGGATCTGACTATAATTTGTACGCGAGGATATTTTAAAATGGCTCAGGCGGCAGCGGCGGCGACACTAATATCAATACCTTTAAGTATAGCGGCGAACGACCGAAAGGCGGCCGCTAACAAGCGTGCTTTAAGCGCTCAGGCGGCTTTACAAGAGCAACAGGCTCAGGAGTCCATTCGTCAGACGAAGCGTTCTATAGATATTTTCAAGAGGAAGGGCGAAGTTGTTCTTGGTGATACGGCATCTTCTTTTGCAAAGGCTGGGGTGGATCTTTCCGGCTCGGCTCTTTTACTATTGGCCAATTCGAAGAGGGAGTTAGGTGTAGAGCGAGAGGAGATAGAGCGTCGTGGAGTTGCAGAGGCTAACCTTCTTCGCGCTGGTGCTCAGGGTATCCGGCGCCAAAAAGAAGATATCAGTCAGGCTAACGAGCTTTCAAATATTGCAACCGTTATAGGCGGTATAGGCTCTATAGCTGGCGCAGTGGGGGGGAAGTAATGCCTAAGATAAATCAATTTATCTCTACAAAAAGTTTAGCTGTAGACCGTTCTACTGGCAGCAACATAGCTTCAAAGCTACAGACGGAACTTGCCGTAGCTGGTGCTCAGAAGTCTTTAGCTCAGGGCATAGGTCAGTTTGGCGGTGGTATAGCTCGTTACACTCAGTCAAGGGATCGTATAAATAAAAACTTAGCTGGAAACCGGGCAAAGAACGCGGCCCGTGAGCAGGCTATTTTGTCTTTAAATGAGGCTGTTAGTGGTGGCGAGGTTCTCCCGGACGGAAGCAACACTTTAGAGGTCTATGAAAACACTTTTAACGATGTTAAGGAAGATTTTTTAGAGGGTGTTGCTGACGAGGACGTAGCCATATCTGAGATCATGTTTGATTCAGCTAGGGTGCAGAATTTATCTAAGGTGTTATCTGCTCAGAGGCAAAAGCACGCTGATTTTGTCTTAACCATGTCAGAAAAAGAAAAGAAAAATTATAATTTAAGTTCTCACCAGGACCCGGATTTATTTGAGCAAAACTCCGTAGACCTTGGTCTTCATTACACGGTGCTTGCTGAAGAGGGTATAATAACTCCAAGTCAGTCGAAGAGTTTATCTGAGAGCGCAGTGAAGGAAAACGCTCTCTCCGCCGTGAACGGCATGACACAAATTAATCGTGATTTCGACAAAGCCATAGAGCGTGTCACGACTGGTGATATGTCTAAGGTTTTTTCAGAAACTGAGCGATCTAAACTAATTGAGACTATCCAGAACAGAAAAATGCGTTCTATTTTCATTAAGACAAAAAAAGCCATTACTCCCGCTGAGCAGGACGCTGTAGAGACAGAAATGGAGCGCATGGTTTCTCGGGGTCAGATGAAAAAAGCAGACCAAACATTCCTCGTTAAAATGATGGATGAGGATATCGTAGAGAACGACGACTCTCAGGCGTTTGACTTAGAGTCAAGACTAGCTTCTGGAGAGGACCCTAAAACAGTTTTAGAGGATGTTAAGCTTTCTGTAAACGGGGAGACTTTAAAGGCGTCCACAGGTCGTCAGGTATTAAATGACATAACAACAGTTTTAGCGAGACAGTCTTCGGGAAATAAAACGTTATCGAATAAAAGAATCTCTTTGGGCACAAAGAGAATAGACGCTGTTTATGGCTCAAAGGAGCTGCTTGATTCTTTAGGCTTAAACGGAAAAGAAAAGGCTGTACTTAAGAACGATGTTTTGATTCGTTACTACGAGCTTTTACGTAATCAGCCAAGTGCTGATCCTGTGGATATGTCTAACCAAGCGATAAGAGAATTCGGTCAGTCTTCCGCTATTTTACCGTCTGTTCCTGGGGTTAGTCTTTTGGAGCAGAAAAACTCTTCTGGCTTAGCTAATGCGGCCAGAACTTTAAAGATAAGGTTTAGACAGGGTCAGATAGATAAGCGAGAATATAACAGAAGGCTTTTGCTTATAAAGGAACGACTGGACGCTCTAAAGCTAGAGGAAGAGATCGTGCAAACAGCAAAAGAGCAAGCGATTAAGCGTCAAGAAAGAAGAGATAAGTAATGGCAGGTACTGAATCTGAAAAAATTTTTACAAACGACGTAGACCTTAGGCTTTCTGAGGACGCTCAGGTGTCTAATATCGAAAAAGAGCTAGGCATATCTGACGACACAGTATCGGGCCACTCTGAGGCTGTTCCTGACGAGAACCCCAGCTTGGGTCTTACTGATCTTCCTGACCCATCGGAAGATATTTTTAAGTCCATAGTCGGTGAGGAAAAGCCAAAAGAGGGCGCAGAGCCTATGACGGTTGAGGGCTTAAAGGAAGAATCTCAAAAATCAAAGCTTGGTCTTATAGATGAATTTAACCAGAACGGATTCTCTGGAGTGTTCCAAAGAGTTAAGGAGTCTCGTGAGGGCTTGGCTTCTAGCGACCCTAAAACAGCTCTTGAAAACGCTGTCATAGGGGCTGTGGGAGATTTCGCTCAGAACACGACCAATTCAGCTTTAGATATTATTGACGGCGTGGACGATTTCTTACAGCGCCAGGGACTAAAAGAGTCTGACCTTTTAACGAAGGATAACCGTGTAGATTTTTCTGACATGTATTTACCTTCTCCTCAGTCGGGCGCGGAGTCTTTTATGCGCACGGGCCTTAGTTATGTGGTTCCATTTTCCGCTGGCATGAAGGCTTTTGCTGCAGGCGCAAAGGGGGCTCAGTTGGCTGCAAAGGCTGGCGGCATAGGCGCTGCCACTGCCTTTGTTGCATTAGATCCAAAGGACGAAAGGCTTTCTGATCTTATACAATCAAGCCCGGCTCTTTCTAATCCTGTCACTGCTTACTTAGCCTCTGACCCTAACGACTCAGGCCTTGAGGGTCGTCTTAAGAATTCATTAGAGTCTTTGATCGTGGACTCTGGTGTTGGTGCATCGGTGGGTTTAGCTCGTCCGATATTTTCTGCTATGAAGATGCATAAGGCGACTCGTGCTTTAAAAAAAACAAAGACATCTGTTGATATAACTCCTGAGCAGATAGAGAAGTCTGTCCTATTAAAGCCAAAGCCTGCGGCGGAGTCTTCACTTTTAAAAGGTAAAGCTCAGGTTCGAGAGGTTGCTTCTGACTTAAGCGAGGTATCTCATTCGAAGTTTAAGATCGGCAGACTTTCTGACGACCCTGGCACTAACAAAGTTATCCAGGAGTTCACGGCTGACAACAAGGAGTTCGTTAGCGCTGTTTCACGCACGGGCCAGAACTTTGACGAGACAATAAAAAAAGCTAAGGTATTAGCGGACGACCCTAATTTTGTAAGCAAAAAAGTTTTAGGACGAAAGCCTGGCACTATATTAAACGCTGAGGAGAGGTTAGCGGCAGAGATAAGATTATCTGTTGCGGCTGACGAATTATCTGGCATGGTGACAAAGCTTGAAAATTCAGCAAACCCAGCTGACTTGGCTGTGTTCAAGGAGTCTTATGACAATTTCTCTAACATGTTTAATTCCGTTAAGGGCTCTAGTGCAGAGGCCGCGCGTGCTTTAAACGCTCATAAAATAAAGGTCTCAGGCCTGGCAAAGGATTTACGTATAAAACAACTCGCCGAGGTCACTCATCTTAACGGCGGTGTGGAGGAGCTTTCTCAAAGTGCTGCTATGATAAGAGAGATTTTTGAAAACTCTGACGAGTCAGTGCTCGCGGCAGCGGGAAAGCTTGTAAGAAAGGGAAATTTTAAGAAGCTTTGGGACGCGGCTTATGAGGTAAGAATTAACGGGCTAGTATCTGGCGTTAAGACTCAGGCTGTGTCAATAGGTTCGGCCATGGTAAGGGGTCCTGTTGAAATTGCTGAGCGAGGTCTTGCTGCCTTATATCAGGTGGGGCAAAAGTCCCCTGTTGATAAGATAACTTTTAAAGAGGTGGGCGCTCAGGCGAGGGCTTACCAGAATGAGACTTGGAATCAAATAGGATCTTTTCAGGCGGGTTTATCGGACTCCTTTAAGGTGGCTTCGGATGCCATAAGAAAGGGCGAGGCTGTCGACCGTTTAATCGCTATAGGCAGGGAAAGAATAGACCCAAACAAGATAACTTTTAACACCACGGTAAACCCAGAGGACTTCGCTCATGCGATATCGTCTGAGGCTTTCGGATACACTGGCAATTTAGGCAAGGGCATAGACCTAATGGGCACGATGATAAGAACCCCTAGTAGGGCTCTTCTTCGTGGAGACCAGGCAGTGGGCGCTATCCATTATAGAATGGAAGCGAGGTCTTTAGCGACTAGGGAGGCGACTGGCAGGGGGTTAAGCGGCAACGAGGCTGACGTTCTTATAAAGGCTTTAGCTGACGACCCAATAGACACTTTGCCTACGGGAAACTTAAGGTCTATTGCGAAAGATATCCGTGCTCAGGCGGTAGAAAAAGCTAACGCAAACAAATTCACGTCAGCTCTTGAGGGTATGGCGGCTAGTGTTGACGATATAATTAAAAACGCAGGTTCTGACCAGTTAGCTGGGGCGGCTCCTTTAAAGCTTATGATCCCTTTTTCCAGGGTGGAGCTAAACATCTTGGCTCAGACCTACGAGCGCACTCCGTTTGCCGCTCTAGGAAAGTCCTTTAAGGACGACATAGCGGCTGGTGGTTCACGCGCAGCTCTTGCAAAGGCTCGTGTTACAATGGGTAGTATGGCGATGAGTACGGTGTCTCTTCTTGCGTGGAACGGTTTAGTTACCGGCGAGGGCCCAAAGAACCCAGTGGCCAGAAAACTTTTAGAGAACTCAGGCTGGCAGCCTAACTCTATAAAAATCGGAGGCACCTACCATGACTTTACTCGAGTGGCGGAGCCTTACTCAAAAATGTTAAAGTCTGTGGCTAACATAAGTGAGATAGTTGGCGCCATGGATGAGTCCCAATCGAGGGATCTTCCTTCGTTAACTGCAATGATCGCTATGGCGGCCGTTAATTCCATGACTCCTGAGTTTATGACAGGAGCGATGGGCGACATGATTAAAGCCATCGAAGCGCCGGAGAAGGGACAGGGAGTTCAGCGAGTTGTAAATTCTCTTGTTGTAGGTCAGGTTCCTTTCTCGGGCCTTTTGCGAGACATAAGAAAGACAGGTCTTCCTGGCGTTATAGAGGGAGACCCCGTCCGCAGGGACCAGCGTATACCTCAGCAGGACGCTTGGGATTTTATAGATCAAACCATAAACGCTCTTAAGGACATCACTCCTGGGTACTCTAAAGACCTACCTCCTCAAAGGGACATGTTAGGCCGGGTAAGGCATTATCCTCCGGGCTTAGGTCCAGACATAGCTTCACCTATAGCGGTGTCTCACGCTAAGCCTTCGGTGGTAGATAAGGAGCTTTTGCGATTATCCATGGCGGGACCTCTTTTTAGAGCCACCCCTCCTCCTGGCGAGCAGCACTTAAGTTTAAGTATGCCATCAAAAACAATCAGTGTTTCTGGTGGTGGTGTTATCCAAAACATAAACCTTTCTCCGAAGCAGTACGACAAGCTTGTTCAGTTATCGGCCGGGATAGGGTTAGACAATAATCCTTTTGGCAGTCAGACTTTGGAGGAGACTTTAAAAAAGGAGATCTCTGGTGGTTACCCTATGCTTGGGAGTTTGGATAACGACCAGAACAAAAGGCTAGTTATAAAAAAGATAGTGAATGTTTATAAACAAGCTGCTCTTGGGCAATTGCAGCTTGATGAGCCTGACATCCAGGATAAGATGATACAGCTTTTAGGACAAGTAGGCGAGGTAGTAACTGAGCCAGGAGAAGACCCCGACTTTCAACCACAGTAAGAGGACACCATGAGTTTAACAAACGTAATCACAAAGACCACTCTTCAGGGGACGGGTTCTACTACATCTTTCCTAATCCCTTTTGACATTATAGAAGACGCCTCGAGCGAGGTGAAAGTTTACCGCCGTGACGAGACAATCCCTACAGCTATCACGGAGACCTTACTTACTGAGGGCGCCGGTTCTGACTATACTTTAACGGGAGCTGTTCCTCCGGCCACTCCTTTTCCCACGACTGTGGAGTTTAACACGGCCCCACTGGCCACTTATAAAATCTTAATAATAAGAGAGTTAACGGTCACTCAGCTGGTGGATTTTCTTGAGACTTCGGAGTTTCCGGTAGAGACAAACGAGACAGCTCTTGACAGAATGGCGGCTCTCTTACAGCAGATGCAGGAGCAGCTGACGCGCTCCCCTTTACTTACAAAGTCTACACAGAACGTGCAGATGGATCTCCCTGAGCCGGTCAGTGAGACTTTCTGGGGCTGGAACACGGGCGGCACTAACTTAAAATATTACACAGCAGAGGAGGTCACAGCGCTCGCTGACCCGACAATTCTTCACACTACTGACATAAAGACGGTCACTAATAAGACTATGGACGGCGGCTCGAACACCCTTACTGGTCTTCTTGGAACGAACGTAGTGATTACACCATCAGGAAATCAATCCTCAGCGACTGCTCAGGCGGCTATTGACGAGCTTCAAACAGATATAGACACTAGAGAGGTGGCATCTAATAAGGGCACAGCTAGCGGTTACGCTAGCCTTGACGGCTCTGCTAAGGTCCCTATAGGTCAGCTCCCTGACTCGGTCGTAGGTTCTGTTCAGTACCAGGGCACTTGGAACGCGGCCACTAACATGCCCACATTATCTGACGGTTCAGGAACTAAGGGGCAGTACTATGTTGTTAGTGTTTCTGGCTCGACCACTATTGATGGGTTATCTAACTGGAATGCTAAGGACTGGATCATTTCAAACGACACTCCTGTATGGGAGCAGGTGGACAACACGGAGAGTGTTGTTTCTGTGGCTGGCAAAACGGGTGTTGTCACTTTAGACACGGACGATGTGAGTGAGGCTGCGAATCTTTATTACACTGAGGCCAGGGTGGACGCGAACACTAACGTCGCTGCTAACACAGCTAAGGTGAGCGCGGGCGGGAGCATAGATACTCACTCGGACGTTGACGTGACGACATCCTCTCCCACTGCCGGTCAAGCCCTTAAATTTAACGGTACATCGTCAAAATGGGAGCCTTTCGACGACGCACCATCAGGGCTTAATTATATTTTAAACCCTGGCGGCGAAAGCGGCACGGGCTATGTTACTGTCACAGCCGGGATTTCTAAGTCAGTAAATTCAAGCACTCCTATAAGGGGTTCTCAGTCGACACGACTAACGATAGCCTCTTCTGCAATAACGTCTGACACTGGCGATTTTGAAATGAAGGCTATTGATTTAGCTGATACTGAGGGAAGCCAATCCTTACCTATTTCTTTTTTGTATAAGACAAGTGGAGTTTTTGCCACTGACGATGTTCAGTTTGTTCTACGAGACAAAACTAATAATGTTGATATCCCTATCTCTGACGTAAACGAGACTGAGGGAAAGATCTGGGATAGCTCGACTGTTAATAAGTTTGTCGGAAAGGCTGAGTTAGATCCTACTTCGTCTAGTTATGCTCTGAGGATGAAGGTTTTAGTTTCTCCCTCTGCTGATTCTATCATTGATTTTGACGATGTTTTTTTCGGTCCTGACGTTATTGTTCCTGGAAGTATTATTACAGAGCCTCAAGATTTCACGCCTTCATTTACTAACTTTATTTTAGGCAATGGTACTGTTGATATAGCTAACTGGCACAGAGAAGGTTCGTTTATGCTGGGGTCTGTAAACGTGACATTAGGGAGCACCTCCTCTATGGGGACTGGCCCAGAATTAACGCTTCCAGGCTCAGAGCTAATTAACTCTAATTTTTCCGGGATAAGCGAAACAACTGTTGTCGGACATGGGGCAATATTAGACACTGGCGCGGCAAGGTTTGACTTAATTGCAGTAGTGGCCTCAACAACGAATATAGTCCTAAGGGTACTTGACACGGTAACCTCTCATACTAGACAGGCGAGTATTACATCTTCTGTTCCTTTCACATGGGCCACGGGGGATGAGTTTGATTTTAGTTTTAAGATCCCTATCTCTGGGTGGTCTGCTGGCGCGCTTCAGTCAACTACAGAAACACTTTTCAGTACATCTAAATTAAGAAGAAGCACAGACACAGCACTGTCTATCCCAACTTCGATATTAACTCCAGTTGATTTTGATATAAATTCCAGCACATTTGATTATGACAAATATTCCCTATGGAGGGCTGGCTCTGGATATAACTCAGGAACAGGAACGTGGACGGTTGACCCTGCCTTTATAGCTCCTTTTGGTGGCGAGTATGAGTTTAAAGTTAACTTGCTTTTTACTAATGTGGCTTGGACGGTCGGAGAGATAGCTCAAGTACAAATTTTTGTAAACGGGACTAGCCTTGCCTTATTAGACAGATATGAAATGGTAGCTAACAGTTCTCCGTTTGTGCCATTGGCTGGGGCTACAACATTATTGCTTATAAAAGGCGATGTCGTAACAATAAGAGCGCAACAAACAACAGGCGCAAACTTAACCTTAACTGGAAGTAATATTTTTAATTTTATCTCTATTAAGCGTGCGGCTGATTTTTCTTCATTCTCTGTTTTTAATCAAACACAAACTGTTGAAATTCAAGGAGCACCTTTCTCATTCCCGGCGTGGGCTGCAGGGACATGGATTGATATTTCTAATTTTGATTTGCTTCCTGGAGAATGGGACGTATTAGTTACGTCAGCGCATCGGATAGTTGGCGTGACTCCAGGAGCGGCGTCCGATTTGTATACGCATATACATACGGTAGCAGGAAACAACGCAGGGTCTTTGATTTATGGAGAGAACGCTGCTTTAACAGTTTACGGGAATGCGACTTTTCAAAATATGACTAACGTATTTAAAACAAAAATTGTGGTAACACAGACAACAACATATTACCTTAAGCATAAAACTGATATAGTGCCAACCGCTAGTTCATTGAGACATATGTGGTATAAGGTCTTTGCTAGGAGAATAAAATAATGAAATATGTTTTTGAAGATCCTAGTGATCCTTCTAAATTAAAAATAGAAAATAGGTCTCACCCACCAAAAAACCATTATGGTCCACCGCCTAATGACGATGACCAGGCGGAGTGGCTGGAGTTAGATGTCAACGGGAATGTAGTGGTTAACACTACAAAAAAAGAGTCAAGTGTTTCTGCGAAAGCTGCGGCTAAAACAGCTAAAGAACAAAGAGAACTGGACCGGTCTTCTAAATCCCTTGACCTTTTATCTCTTAACGTTTCAACTTTAAACTCCATCCCGGAGCTTCGAAGCGCTATATTAAAAATTATTGATATTCTTTTAAAGTAAAAAAGGAACTTAATTATGAGCGGAGACCTTAGTCAAGTAGCAATGGGCGGCGTGGTAGCTCTCTTAGTTATTAAAGAGGTCTTCGCTTTTATAAAAACAAGATCCGATGTTGACGACAAAAAACTTTTAAAAGACCTCTGGGACTGGCACAATGTATCTGACCCTGAGACCGGGGCTAAAATATGGTACAGGCAAGCTGGTGTTGAGACTTCCATGGACAAGCTCGCCGACGCTCTCGCTCACATGGACCAGTCAATGACTTTAATCTGTTCAGAGCTTAAGCAAACACGCAGAGAGGTCTCTCGGATGACACTTCATTGCAATAATAAATAAAGGAGAAAAAAACATGGAGAAAATAAAAATAGAGGTGGAAGTTCCTAAGGAGCTCTATGAACTTGGCAGTGGTGTGGGAAACTTTATTATAGCAACTAAAGAGGCTCTTGCTGATGGTTGGGATATGTCAAAGGATATACCCGCTATTATGACAGCCGCAATGACGGAGCTTATGCCCGCTGTTTCTGGTATATCTAAAATAGACGATGAGTTTAAGGAGGACCCGGCAGCCGCTGTTCAGGCTATATCCGTGTCTCTTCTCCCTGCTCTAATGAAGGCCTTTAAATGAGCTGGATTAAAGTCCTAAAAAGCTTACCTATTTGGTTTAGGCTTGCCAGGGAGATATATATAGTTGTGGACGACTCTTTCGGAAATAACGAGAGAGAGGCTAAGCGTTTTGCTGAGGCGGTAAAGGACGCTAGGCAATGTAAGGATATGTCAGGTTTAAACGAAATCTTCGACCCTCCGGCGACTAGATAGTTTTATGGAAATAGATTTAGATAAACTCATCCCTGGAACAAAAAATTTTAGATGGAACGAGATGCTTAGGTGTTCTTCGTGGGGGGTTTATGTTTTCCCTGACGATCAGCAGTACTTAAATATCATGAGCTTTATGTCCAAGGTCCAGCTGGTGAGGAACTACCTTGACGCTAGGATGATTGTCACCTCAGGGCTAAGGCCTTACCTTTATAATAAATGGAAAAGACCATACGGTATAAACGGGGCCGTTTTTTCGGCCCATAAACTTGGTCTTGCCATGGATTTTTACTGTCCGAAGATAGGTTGTGATAGGATAAGAGAGATCCTCCACCCGGTGCTTGATGATTTTGACATTAGAATGGAAAACAATCCCGGCTCGGGCTGGGTACACATCGACGGAAGAGAAGCTCATAACGGGCATCGTTTCTTTGATATTTAACTAAGCCAAGACCTTTCCTTTACCCCGAACACGAGGGAGTTTCTCCCTCTCTCATCAGGCATGACTGTAACCATTACGACCGTGCGCTTATCTCTGGGCTTACCGTCCGTAAAGGTTAATACCTCGTCATGTTTAATTACTTCTTTAACGTGAGTTTTAGATAACACCGGAAACTCAGCATAGCCTGAGACCATACCAGAAGTTTCTTTTTTGAAAAGCTTTATAATGTCTTCCATGATTTCATGGAACGTAATGCCATGGTTTGCGTCCTCAGCATAAGGAAAAAATTCCCTGAAAAACCCCGTAGTGACGGCAAGCTTACACTGCATGCCGCACTTCTTAGCTATCCTACTTTGTTCGTGCAGGAGGCCCTCTTCTAGTAGGAAATTCCTCCGCTCCAAGGCTTCTTTTAACGTCTGCAATTCG